ACCCTTTCCACGTGTTTCAAAAGTTACTTCACCTTTCTTGTTCTTGGCTAATTTTTCATTGCCCGCAATATCCGAACATTTGAAAATCCAATGATAGCCACCCGACACCGTCTGCTGAATGACCATTCTTTGGATCAACGTCGGGTCGTGTTGTTCTATCAATGAAACAAAATCGTTGTATTCGTCGCCTTCGAAATGCTTGGCGTCGATATCCAAACATTGCACGCCGTCGTACCCCATCACCAGGCCAATGCCGTTGGTGTTCTTAAATACGTCAAAATCTTCAATCGGTGTTTCCGCGTGTTGTTGCCAACCCTTCAATGCGGGTCGCTTGGAATTTGGAACCAACGGGATTGGGGAAAATCCGGCGTCGGTGTATCGTTGGGCTATCTTTATGATATCCATTATTCTTTTTGCTCTTTTCTTGTTGTTGTTATCTAATCAATGCCCAGTTGTCGCAGTTGCGCTCGTATTTAATCGGCGACAACGTGACCGCTTTGCGACCTTGCAATTCCTCAAAAGGGAAGATGAACCATCGGCGGTTGTTTACATCATAACAAATGATAAAATCAACGCCGACATATTTGTCAAAGTTCTTCGTCACCTTGGCGTGATTGCCCTCCATCACCGTCGTCGACTTCACCTGGATCGTCACAAATCTTTTGCCACGAAACGCAATCAAATCAATCGCGGATGAATTGACAAACGGAAAGGCCACGTGCCAATCCCTTTTGATCAATTCAGCGGCGCACCGCAGTTCGGTCAATGCACCATATTTATGGCTTTCGTGTATCATATTCGGCAATCTTGTTTAGGTAGTCGTCATAGGATTTGGCGATGAAATACACACCGCCCGCATCATTGATTTCTTTTTCAATCTCCTTTTGGTCGGCCGACTGGCGGTCTTTCCCAATCTTTACTTCAATGCCGATAAACCGTCCGTTAATGATTCCAATGATATCGGGCACACCGCGACGTTGGACGCCTTTTCTATATACACCCTTTTTGCGGTCGTACACGGCGCCGTTGTTGATGCGATACGCCACACCTTGGCGAACCCAATACATATCGTAAATGATGGTCTTGGTCAGATCGTTGGCCGTCGTGTCCTTGAATCGTTTCTTAACCAACACGTGTGGTGGAATGTCCGGGTGCTTTTCTGCATTCAGTTCATTGGCCAGCTTTGCCAATTCCTTTAGGTTCTTTGGAATCCAATTCATTCGGTTTCGTTCGCTTTTTGTCTTAATTCAACGATTCTTTGAAGCATACCAATGACGTGCGGTTTGCCGATGGCACGGAAATATTCCTTGGCCGCTTGCCAGTATTCTGAATCATTCGGTGATTTGCCTTTCATACGTTTGCAGTTTGTCCCAAAACTTGAGGTACGATTGTTTGCGCATCTCCAAGTCCACTTCAACTTGTGGGTCGTTGCGATGGACACGGAAAATAAACAAATTTTTTTGAATGCGCGGATCAAACGATACAAAATCAACCCATTGCAAGGTGTCGATGACAATGAAATAGTGCATCACTTGCGATTTGTATTGTGCGGGAACCTTCCCTTGGCGGATGTATTCCACGTGTTTCTTCGTTGATGGGCATTTGATTTCCACCCCGCCAATCGGTGTACCATTTTCGTACACAAGCGCATCGGGACTGATGGCCAACCAATCGTGCTCGTCGTGGATGCAAAATCCAATCTCCCTGGCATCGGCACCCGTTCTCATTCGGTATTCGTCCAATGCAACGGGTTCCATCATTATGCCGTGCATCATCGCTTGTGTCGTTGGCGATTCAATAATCTCGCCCGACAACCGTTCGGCAATCAGTTCGTCGACAAACGTTAGGTTGTTCGACTTAAATACGTTTGCGCATCGTGATCCAGTAATCACACCAAGGCGCATTTCAAACCACTCACGGCTTCTTTGCTCTACGTTCTTTATTTTCATTTTTTCAAGTATTTTCCTTTTTGTTCTTCAAGCTTGGACAACATCAATAAATTGCCACCAAGGTTTTCCAGCACACCTGGATCGTGTAGGTGTTTGGCTTCAACCGAAAAGGTGTCCGCCGTGATTAGAAACGTTGTACCATTATCACGCACAATCATCTCGCCCGATGGGTGAAAGTTTGACAACGCGATCAATTCAAACTTTGATAAATAACCGTCAATCGACAATGTGTTCTTCCTTTTATTCAACGAACAAAAGATATAAAAATCACAATTGTATTTGACTTGCGAGGCAACCACATTGTGTTCGTGGTGGTCTTGCAAGTCAACGTTTCTGGTCATTGTCTTCACGTCAAACTTTTCGCCCGTCACCAATTCAATATCAAATCCGCCGTCAAAACCATCGTTGCTCAATTCCGGCAACCATTTCCACGCACCTTGATGATAGTCGTACTTGACCTTCGCTAAACCCATAAAACAACTGACAATAAATTCACCAATAAGACCAACAAACTGGCGTTCGCGATCACCATCAAAGTGACCACGATTGCCAATGTTGTTGTCCTTTGTAAACTCCCAAACGTGTTGTTTTAGGTCTTCTTTAATTTCATATGTGATTGACTTACGATCCATCACGCCCCGTATTTCTTGCGGTATTTCTCGAATAGGTATTCGCCATCAGCACCAAACAATACTTTGGCCGCCATAATGCGTCGGCGTTGCTCGCAACCTCTTTGCCATTTGCTATGGTCGTCGCTTCTTTGGTACGTCCAATCGTGTGATTCCAACATTTGGACAAAATCTTTTTTAGTCATTTTCGATTCCTTCTTTGTGCAAATCGCGATTGTTCAATTCAATCAGACGTTTGCGGTTGATTTCTTTTGCTCTTTCCGCCAGTTGTTCGACGGCTTCCAATGGGTACCCCATCATTTTGTTTAATGCTTCTTCACTCATTTCTCTTTGGTGTTAAAGGTTTGGTCATATAGTTCTTCAGTAGTCATCAACCCTCTTTGGTCTGATAAGAACCCACACTTTCTTGTATATTCAGCAAACCCACACATCCTCTCTTTCTCTTTCTCAAGCATTGATTCTGCTAACTCTACTATTTGTTCAAGCCACATAAATGGTTGCACATCTTCATCTTCTTGTCTCTTTCTGATTACAAAAATCAACTCTTGCATTGGTGTTTTCTGTTTCATATCTCTTTGTTATTAAAGGTTTAGGGAGTGAGGTAGGGCGTCCCCTACTCACTTACCCAAAGTCATCTCTCATCGTGCTGATTGTTGACTCAAAACATCTTGGCTATTGCACTTGATTCATCACGCTTTCAGAGGTGTCCAAGATTATTATTTACTCTTTTGTTTTAAAGGTTTGGTTGAATATCACTTCAATCTTTGGGTAGTCAATCAGACAACTGCCTACATATTCTTCAGCAAACTCACAATAAGACTCTTTCTCTTTATCAAGCATTGATTCTGCTCTTTCTATTGCCTCACGCAATCCATTTCTCCACATTCTATCTTCAATATGGTCATTGTCGCTTATAAATTGTGCTTCTTTTTTGAGTTGCTCAATCAACTCTTGCATTGGTGTTTTCATTTCTCTTTTGTTTTAAAGGTTAATCGCCACAACAATAAATGTCGCACGAATCTAAATAGCTGTTGTCGGGATTGCCTTTGGTCAACGACCCGGTTTGGACGTTTGAACTATTGCACGAAACAAATAGCAACCCTATCAATATCAATCTAATCATTGCGGTGTTCTTCAATAGCCAGTTTCAACCCCGCCAATTCTTCCAACGATAGATCCAGGATCATCTCCACCTTGAATTGTATCGTCGACATCAATTCTTCGTCGGTTGAATCCAATGCGGACAATGGCCCGCGGATGGATTGTTCAATCGCCGTTTCCAATTGGTTCATCATCTTCTTGATGTTCTGACGATACAACCGTGTGCCCTTCATTGTGTCCATCTGCTCCAACGTCGCTTGGTACAACGCCACAAGCTTGATCGCTTCTTTGAATGTTGTGAACTTGTCCATCGTTAGAATCTTAACCAGCGGTTGCGTCGTTCGTACTTACGGATCAACTTCGCATTGTTGTCCAATAGGTTCACGATGTCTTCGTTCCATTGCGTGGCGCTGGCCACCAACATCGTGTTCAATGAATCCCATTGCAGTTCTACAATGTATTTGCGCACGTACGCCTTGTGCATACGCTTACGAATTAACTTCCTCACCTTGCTTTGCTTTTAATTGTTCATACTTCCATTCTAATATCTCGTAGCGTTTCTTCACGTCTTCCAGTTGCTTCAAGATATCGTCTTGGTATTCTTTGGCGACCTCATCGTGTGTGGCGCGGATACGCATCAATGCGAAATACAATTGTCGGTAATACGCAATCATCAACAAGCCGTCGTGGTTCTTTTGATGGTGCAAGACCGTTGCGTGGTTCATTCCAAAGTAACCGCCCAATTGTGTCGAGGTCATAAGACCCCGACACGCATTGAACAAAGCGGCACGTGAAATCACAACGGGTTCGTGACGCCTCTTTGTATTCATCACATCGATTTGGTGATTGTCAAAGATGTATTTCGTCATTTCCATTATCATATCCTCCGCCCTTTTTCCAATCATTGCCATATTAGAACGGGAGATCATCGGATTCGTCGTCAAACGCGGCGCTCGCCGATGCAGTTGCAACGCTTGGTTTTGATCCTGGCACGGCAACTTGTTCCGGCGTCACATCACCCAAATCTTCCAAGCCTTCAAACAAGGCGTCGGAATCGTTGGTTGCGTATTCCACAAGCTTGGTGATTACAAATGCAGACAACCACACCGACAATCCTTTCTTGCCTTTGTGTTCCCATTTCTTGATCCATACGTTCGCACGGATTTCTGAACCATCGCCAATCAGACCGTCGAACATTTGTCGGTTGGCCAAATACCCTTTCGGTACGTTGATGGACTTAATCTTCACGACGGGTTCTTCGTGCTTGAAATTGCCTTGCGGGTCTTTCGCACGTACGTGGTCAAGAATCTTAAGGTCGGCCAGTTGTTTCGCCGACGCTGAATCAAGGTACAAATCGCACCCGTATTTTTCCGACATTCCGTCGGGGCCGCTTTCGTTGGTCAAGCGGGCATACTTCACCGAACCACTCAAGATGGTTCCGTGTCCTTTTGCAAAATCTACTTTTGCCATAATTAAAAAAGTTTTGACGCCAATGTTGTTGTGATGCGATTCCGGGCGTCGTTCGAAATCGTATGATAAATCTTTATTGATACTGGATCGGTAAGTCCGTGGTGTAGTATTCAATGACCCATAACAATGTACACATTGCAACGAACCCCATCATTATGAGAATCGTCAATACGATAGGTGGGTAGTTCTTCATAAACCACGTTTGGAATGCTCTTTTCATTTGTCGTTGTTTTTTGATTGTT